ATTTCACATAAAAATGCTCACTCTTGTCTGATTTTTCCCATCCAACCTCTGCTGTCGCTCCGGTGTCTTTCACTTTCACTGCACCGACCGGAACACTGTCCGCTGCGTGTGAGGAAACGGAGGATTTCGTTCCGAATCCTCGACCACTCTTTGAAATATCTGCCGATTTTGGAACTTTTCCCGACATTATCCTTTTGACTACTGGTTCACTCTTTTCTACAATCTTTTGATTGACCTCTTTTATATCCTCGTCGCTTGCTGCTGCCTCAAACGCTTTCACAAGGTCGTCCAAACCTTTGAACTCCATTTCAATTTTTATCGCAATCACCTCCGTGTCAGATTGTGACACTATGCTCCTGCACGGCATTTCAGCAGCACATGACCGTTGTCCGTGAACATCGGTGACGCATCATAGATTTTGAACTCTGTTCCGTCATACTCTGCGTAAAATTCCTTGAGGTTCAACCGAACCTCTTTCATTTTTTTGCAGTTCCGCACCTTGAACACGATTGTGTTATCAAGTCCGGTCTGCAACGCCGTGTATTTCTCGGTCGTTCCTAAACTCTGAACATCGCACCAACATTCATAAAAGACCGATGTCACCTGCTGCCTCCTGCCCTCGATGACATCTGTTGTCTTTCTTATCACTTTGATTCGACCTGTCATGCGTTCCCTCCTCCGTACATTTCTTTCAATAGCATGGAGGCGACTGCGTTTGACACGCCCTTGCTGTCCTTTTGGTACTTCTCACGGTTGTCGTATAATTCTTTCACAAATACCATTGTCAGCAGTCTTTGACGACTTCTCATGTTGTACGGGTCGAAATCCGGAATCAACTCACCCAACTCCTCAAACGCCGTATCAAGCATTATTTCAATGATTCCCTCGTCGTCATCATAGTCGATGTGATTATATGTTTTGATGTCCGCAATCAACGTCTCTCTGTATTCCTTTTTTTCTTCATCCGTCATCGTCTCACCTGCTTTCAATGCAGGGCGGAATGTCCGCCCTGCTCATATTATCCGTTCACAACCTCTGTGATTTCTCCCTTGATGACTGCCTCCTCGTCAACAGGCTGCACGTCGAAACGGTCACGCACTTTCACTCCGGTCATGTCCTTATCCCACAAGCCTGTTCCCTTGTCGTTCAAGTCAATCGTCAGAACATTTCTGTCAAAAAGCGTGATTGCCTCCTTTAAGTCACCGCAATAAATCGGATGCTTGTACCCCTTGACAGTCTTTCCGTCAGTGTCGAGAATCGGAGTTGACGCAAGTGTTTTCTTTGACAGTTTCACAATCTGATACTCTCCGAAAAGCAACTTTCCCTTTGTTTTCTGCGTCGGGTCTTTCTGCAAAATATAGTTCCCGTCAGAATCTTTCAGTTTGTCGAGATAGTTGAATCCGCTCTGATTCGTCACCACGATTGAGGTTGCTGCGATTGCAGGGTCTAACTTCTCGTTGAAAATGTCCTTGAGGCTGTCAATGTTGGAAACAACAACCTCTTTTCCAGCTGTTACCGTGTTCAGAACTTTCAGAATCATCGCATTACGGGTCGCCTTTGTCTTTTTTGCAATCCATTTGTTGATGTATGCCATGATGTTGGCTGCGGTGTCCTCAAACAGTTCTGCCGTAATCTTGAGGATTCCGCCCTTTTTCTTGATTTTATAGTTGACCTGCTTGAACTTCGGTTCATCCATTTCCGGAAAATCTGCTGCCTCGTCCACGTTATCAAACGGAACTGCGTCCGCATCCACCTCAATGTTGCGTGAACCTGCCTTTGTAGTTACTCCCTCAACATTGACATACTGCTCAAGGTTGTCATCGCTGCGTCGCAATTCGATGATGTCCGTTCTGATGTCCTCCGGAATCGTCACGCCGATTCCCATTTCTCCGTCGTCTCCGGCTGTCGTGTCGGATGTCAGTGCGTTCTTATACACCGTTTCATCCTCCTCATTGACCTGTGTTCCTAAGAATCCCGCCTTTACGATATTGACAAACGCTTTCACGAGGTTCTTTTTCTCCGGCTTGCCGTCTCCTCCGATATTCTTTGCCCTGCCGTTGTTGACCTTGTCCTCGATTCCCTCGTGTTCCTTTGCGTCAAGGTCGCACAGGAGGTCAAATTTCTCCTGCAATTCCTTTAATTCGTCCTTTGCTGCTCTTGCCTTGTCTAACTTTCCATCATTCACAAGGCTCTTGACCTCATTCTTTTTGTCATTGATTGCCTTGAGTAATTTCTGCATTTCTTTGTTCATGATTTCTCTCCTTTACTTTTTTAGATTCCGAACTCGTCCAAATCCGCAAGAATCTCCTGCTTTTCCGCCTCAATCCTTGCGTTTTCACGGTTCTGCATTTCTTTGATGACCGCATCGACGATGTTCTTTGTATCTGTTTCCTTTACCTGCTCCGGAATGTTTGCGTATTTCTCAAAATAATCTGACGTGCAGGCTGCGACTGCTGCCCGCTCCTCAACTTCAACATCGAAATACTCTGCAAGTTCCGAACCGTTGAACCACTTCTCTTTTGCCATGAAATTTTTGATTTTGTCACGGGTCACGCCCTCACGGGTGTGTTCCATATACACGTCGAGAATGGAATCCTCGCACAAATCAAGTTGCTTGATGACTTCTTTGAAATCGTCAGCGTTTCCCCATGCCCCACAGATAGGCTTGTGAATCATCGCCTGTGCCCCTGTTGCGAAATGTAATTCATCGCACGCAAACATGATAACTGATGCGATAGACGCTGCCATTCCGTCAACATATCCAACCTTGTGGCCGTTGTACCGTTTTAGCTGGTTATAGATTGCCAGTCCTGCGAATACGTCGCCACCGCCGGAATTGAAATAGATGTCAATGTCCTCATATCCCTCTAACTGGTTGAGATAGTCTGCGATGTCCTGCGGACACTTGTCCTCCTCGTACCACATAGATTCCCATGTCGCCGACACTATATCTCCGTAGAAATATAGTGAACATCTACTCTGCTCCTCGTCGACGCTCAAGTCCAAATATCCGACATTTTCAACTTTTCCGGTTCGTTTATTCTTTTTTGTAAAATCAAAACGCTTTTTCTTTGCCACTATTATTCACCTCCTCCCGCTGCATCCTCGTCCTCTGCGTTGTCCGCATCGTCCGGCTCGTCGTTTTCCGGTTCTGCTCCGGCTGTTTCTTCCTGTTCCTCCGGATTTTCTTCCGGTTCGTCGGTTTCTTCGGTCTCTGCTTGACCTTTTTCGTATGCTGCACCCGCTTGTGTCAGCGGAACAATGCTGCCGTTTGCAAGTAAAACGTCGCCTCCGTCAGCATCCGGCAGGTCGAGTTTTCGTCTCGCCTCGTTTGCCGTCATGATTGACCCTGCAACTCCGTTTTTCAGATATTCCATTTGTGTCTTTGAATCCGTCCTAAATAGCACTTTTTCGTTGTATTTGTAGTAATAACCGTCGTTCTGCTCGTCCTCTGTCAATATTTTGTAGTTGATTTCCTCCTCATACTGCTTTATGACGAACAATTCCGTGTCAACATAGAATGACAACTGCTGCATTTCACTGTTGCTATATGACGACTTGTCATAATTGTTGATTTGATTCGGTTTTACTCCGAACGCTGCTGCAATCTGCAACGCCGTGTATTTCTTTAGTTCAAAGAACTGTGCATCTGTCAACTTTACGTCAAGAGGCGTGAGTTTCATTCCTAACGGAACAGGCAGAATCTTTCCAGTGTTCTTTGCCCCGCTGCCGAACTCCTCAAATGATTTCACAAGTGCCTCTTTCGCCTTTTCATTGAGTTCTCCGGTATATTCAAGCGTCGCCTTTGCTGTCAATCCCGATTCGTACAGATTATTCATATAGTCCTGCGATGCAGACGCTCCGGAGACGGTGTCTTTCAAAATCTGCTGCACTGGTAGTCCTGTGATGCCGTCGAAACTGAATGATGTTTTGAAGTGCATCACCTCGTCTGTACTGAATATGTATTGACGACCGGATGTCGGGTCTGTGTAGACATACCACAACCGCCCTACTCCTGCGAAAATTCCTGCATCATCAACTATGATTTGCACACAATTACTCTGCATCACCCACATATCAATGATTTTGAACTCTCCGCCGTATTTCTTGCGGACAAATTCTTTTCGCATATATACATATCCGTTCCCGTAGTGACAACGGTTCATTTCTACCGTGTTCCAAAATACCGTTGGTGTCATAAAAGGATTCGGTCTCTTTGTCAGCAGTTTCGACGTTCCGGTCTGTTCTGCCTCAATGATTCCTTTGTCCGTTTTCTGATAATATTTGATAGGCATTTTTGCCAGTGTTTCCGACAACATCTTGAGACAGGTGAAATATGTCACCTCGGATGTCGGTCTTTTCTTTGTCAATCCCAAACGCTCAAGAAATGAGTGAGAATTGAGCGACACCACACCTCCGCTGTCCTGTGGTTCTCCTCTCCACCAATTCACGAACCTTTTTGCAAGTTTTTGAAATGGATTCATATTCACTTTTCACCGCCTTTCTGCATATATTTTTCAAACTGTTCAAGCCATTCATTGACCGTTTCGTTTATATCCGGTTTGTATTCTTCTTTCATTGCTGCTTTCCATGCGTCGATGATTGCATCTATCGGGTCAATTCGTTCTGTCGAAATGTCCTTGTCAATCTTGATTTCTCCGTAATTGTTTGAAATCGTCTTTGCGTTTGCTATCGACCACAACAACAATTCGTCTTTCGGAACAATCTTTTGATTTCCTGCTTTTCCAACCTCAACGCCCTCTATTTCCACATTTTTTGTTAGAATCTCAAGTCTGAAATCAACTGTTGCGTCATTCAGTTCTTTCGCCGTCTGTGTCACCGATACGGAATCAAATCCCAACGCCTCAAGGTCTGACAAGAACGCCGATGCGTTGTGTGGGTCGTAACAAATCAACTGCGGTTTCAATCCGTACTCCTCAATCAAATCCTCAAGGTATTTGATGATGTACTTGTAATCTGTCTTTATTCCTCCCAGTGTTTCCGTAACTGTCACAAGACCTTTTTCAATCCAAATATCATACGGTACTTTGTCCGTTTTGATGTGTTCATCCACTCTTGAGGCAGGAATGAACGAATGTGTGTGAACAAAATACTTTTTCACTCCGTCGACCATAAAAGGAATGACGATTGCTATTGATGTCAAGTCGCCTCCGGATGACAAGTCAACTCCGACATAACACTTTGAACCTCTGAAATCTTTCAGCGATTTCAGAACTGCACACGCTTTCCATGCTGCTATGTCTTTGATATACAGAGAATTAGACCATTGCATCCACATATCAAGCTGCTTGACGAGAAAATCTCGCAAATCTTCCCCGCCCATATCACGGGCGGTATGTGCGACCGGAATCATGTTCTCAAGAGCGTCTCTGTCAAATTCAAGAATCGGATTTGCTTTCAACCAATTCTCCGGACAATATATGTCGTCGTCTGCGTCCATCTGTGCGATATATACAAACTGACTATCATTTTCAAACACGCCCCTCAAGAGGTTGCAACAATACTCATAGAGTTTATAGCACGGCGATTTGAGGTCGAATCCTGCTGTTGTTATTACCGAAATCAACGCCGATTTCAGTTTCTTGATGCCACCCTCAAGCAACTTATACATCTGATTTGTCTTGTGGGCGTGATACTCGTCGACGATTCCCAAATATGCACGGTGTCCGTCAAGTGACTTTGTGTCTCCGGACAACGCTTTGATTTCCGAATGTGTCAGCAGACAATCAATCGTGTGGTTATGTTCGTGAACCTTGAACCACTCCGACAACTCCTCGTCAGAATTGATGAATTTGACAATTTCATCAAAAACGATGTTCGCCTGTTCCTGCTTTGTCGCCGTACAAAATATTTTTCCGTATTTGTACCCGTCAAAATTCCCGTAATACGCTGCAAGAATACCATTCAAAAACGACTTTCCGTTCTGTCTGCCTAATTGCACATAGGACGTTCTGAATCGTCTATATGACTTTTCCTTTGTTCTCCATCCATTGAGAGAGCCTAAAATGAAACACTGGAACGGATATGCCGTCACCGTTTCGTTGTCCTCACCCTCTGCGATAGTCAACTCCTCCGCAAAATTGATGATTTCCTCTGACTTCTCAACGTCGAAATAATACTTATATGGTGCTGCTTTCGCCCTCTCAAGGTCGTCAAGGTGTCTTTGACAAGCAAGTTTGACAAGTTCACCCGCCGGATTTTTGCCCGCCACCACGTCAAGGGCGTATTGTGTGCATCGGTCGATTATTTTTTCAGTTTGTGCCATGCGTTATTGAGCATATTTCGCAAACTTGTTCTCCGGCTTTGCCTCCTTTGCTTTCGGAACTATCAAACGGCATCGACTTGACACCGTCATTCCGAAATCGGATGCACCTTGCCGACATTGTTTCAAACATCGGTCTTGTATTATCATGAGACGCTCCCGTTCTCCGTTCACAACTTGCTTTGTTCCGGCCTGCACACGTTCTTTTTCTCCTGTGTCCGGATTTTCCTGCGTCTCATACACCGGAACATCTACCATCAACGGAGTTTCTCTGATTTGCTCCGTGATTTCGATATACTGCTCCTGTGAAATCAACAGTCTTGCCAATGCGTCACAATCAAGATTCGCAATCAGTTTGATTTCGAGGAGTTCTTTTGCCAACTTCCGGAATTTTTTCTTTTGCTCCGGTGTCAAGTATGCCGGAGGCTTGACCTTGTCGTTTGGTGCGACGACCTCCGCATTTTTTCTCGCCTCAATTTCTGCTTTTGTGAGGTGTTTTTTGCCTTTCATAACCACTAAATCAGTAGGTTGTCTCTGTCCTGCCATAGCAACGTCAAACCTCCTTTCTGTCTAGTGTTTCAGCAATTTGTGTCACATTCTGACACCCTCCTCCGGATGCACCTCTTTATTGAAATTCTCGTGGGGAGTTTTCTCCACGGAAAAGAGGGGGCGTGACTAATTTTGAATCACTCAAAACTTTTTCGTACCCCCCT